CCTGCTGTTTGTGCTCCACCTGATACACCTTTCATACCAGTTGTTGTTTTTTTAGCACTCTGATTTACTCTATCAAGATTTCGTTGAATCTTATTCAGCGGACCACTAGTTTGATCTACTGCTTTTACAATTAATTCATATGTTGAAGCCATTTAACGCCTTCCCCTCTTCTGTTTGGCTTTTTGCATTGCTTCTTTTTGTATCTTGTGTTCCCAAGTATAGAAGTCAACCCAGCCTTTTATTTCGAATGTTGACATTTGTAATACTTCTTCAACACTCTTGCCTAGATCCCTTGCAACTTTGTAAAGAAATCGAATATCGGGAAGGTCTGCTATTTTCCCGTCTTGTTTTCCTCACTCATAATGTCATCTTTCATACTAGTTACTACTCGTAAGATGACAGCAGGGTCTACATTATTCATAAGCGATAATCTATCACCTAAATCAAATAATGGTTTACCATCAGCATCTAATGCTTTCATAATTAATTGCATTACCAATGCTTCTGTTGTTTTACCTTCTTGTGTTAGTTCAATGACTCTTGCTTCTTGTGCCATTGTACTTGTTGTCTTCCAATAAATTTCTGTGTCCCACTCTGGAACTTTTATTGGACCTCTCATTGCACCAGCTAACATTGTTTCAAAGTGTGCTGTTGCTTTTTGTATTAATCTTTGCGTATTTCTACCTTTGGGGGTTGTCATTTAATTTTCCTTTTTTTCTTTAATATCGTACTGATATTATTGTTCAATTTAGGATTAATAATGCCGTCAGGTGCTTGATCAGAGGTAGGTGTACCTAACACTCCATCTAATAAACCTATATATGTGGCATCGTTTTTGATCACTTCAGTGACTGCTCCTATCTTATATTGCCCAGTTCTCGACCATCGCCTACTTGCATATGGTGATTGTGGTGAAGAGCCTATTGGCGTCTTCTTTATAGCTATTGTATTTATCTCATCAATAACTTCATTAACAGTACGCTCAATCGCCCCACGAATATCTTTCATAATGATCCTTGGATTGCTTGAGCGTACCATAATATTTTAACCTTAACTTGTTACTGAGTATGTTAAGTCGCCTGTTCCTTCAAAAGTAATTGAATATTCAGTTACTCCATCAAAACTTTGGCTTCTTGAAATACTTGTAACGATCGCTGAACCTTTGTAGATAGCGTTGCCAGCTACTGTAACTCCATTCGGGTAGACTTCGAAATCAATCTTGTCGCCCGCTTGAACTACTGGTGCCGCTGGTGATGCATCATGCCCTATCGCAGGATCATCTTTATCCCAATATCCATCAACAGTTCCTGTGAATCCTTTGAAAGTAGATAGGATTTCACGAGAAGCGTCTCCCATAGAAGTAGTATCTATAGTCTCAGATGTCTCTTCGATCGAAAAGGCTGTTACATGAAGCATTTGATGTGTTGCGTCAAGTGTAGTACCTGTGTCGCTTAATCTAACTACTCCATTTAAACCTAATGTTTCTGCCATTTGTATTCTCCTAAAAGCTAAAGTATCTTAGTGATACCTTTTGTTAAACACTACCCTTTGTATAGTAGTATTCAACGGTGTAAACAATTGCCGCTTGTCCATATGGTGCTGTTTCTCCAACCTCTCTGACAATAATCTCAGATGTTTTGCTGTTTAATGCATTGCCGCCTAATGTTGTATCTAGTGCTAGTTTTTCTTCAATCTTTTCAAGAATCTCGTTCCTGCTTTGATCTCTGTTGTTACTATACACTATGACATTAATCAATACATCCATAGTAGCTTTTCTTCTGATTTCATTACCAAAACTAAAGTCTTCTCTTTCTTCATTGGCAGTTTCAATCATTACATGAGGGAAACTTGTTGCCGCTAATTCAGTGATGACCTTAGGTTCTCTGGTTACTGACTTAACATCAGAAATAGCACTTATTTGACTTACGATATGTGCTGTAATGTTTTCACGCTTACTCATTACCTGTATATCCTATCAGCTCTCTGTCTGTAGACTTCACCTCTACTTACTGATCCATCATTGTTACCATCATACTCAACACCTTGTGCGATCTCTGCTTTGATCTCTTCAAGGTATCTCTGTCTGTAGTAATCAATCATTTCTCTAAAAGTGTCGCCACCTACAGTGAACGGTGATAACAGAGGCAGGATATGTGCATACAATGCTCTGAATACAGTAGATCTAGTCCACTGACTTTCAGTCAATAGTGAAGCATCAAACTGTGCACCAATAGCCCTACCAAGTTGGTTGTAGCCTTGGCTAAAGTTTTCATTATACCAATTTATCTCAATGTATCTTTTCACATCAGTCTCAGCCGCCGCTAATTGCGTTGAGAAATCTGTTACTCCATGACTTGTTATAGTTGGTACATACTGTAGCAAATCACTATTTGTTGCAAATGCCATATCCTGTTCTCCTTATATACAGTTATTACAGACCAGCGTCCGATGCGATCTTCACGATCTTGTTTTGATCTAGGATTTCTGCGCCAAATGCCGCTGAAGCCACTACTTCAAAACCTCTGATTGACTCGTCTCTTTGAGTTGCGATACGAAGATCTCTCTTCATTACCATACCAATTGCACCTTTGTGGAATACAGCGTTTGTGCATGATGGAGTACCATCTACATCAATTGATGCTGATTCATAAATGTCCACACCAGCTACTCTACCTAGGAAATAGTTTCTAGCCGCAGTATTAACCAAGTCGTTTGAGCTTGGGTTAGTTCCTGAGTTTAGAAGTGTTTTCTTAAGGTTGAATGCCGCTAATGGGTTTACAACTGCTACTACTTCGTCCATAGGGACTGAGTTATTTCTTAATGTAGCCGCCGCTTTTAGGATTTGTTCAATTGTTAATTCAGTTGTTGATCCACCAACATCTGTTGATGCTGAAGCGAATAAGTCAACGATAACTTCATCCATAGCTTGTGCTACTGCGTCACCTAATACTTTACCAGTGTCTTGTGCTACTGATAATGGTGATGATTCTACAACGATATCTTGGATAGTTGCCATTGCGCCAAATTCTGCCGCTGTGATGTCAACTGCTGTTGCCGCGATATCTGTGTTTGATAGGTCAGCACCAGCTGATAAAGCTGATAACGCACCTACTTTTGGATACACAGGTACAGAAGCTGTTAAGCCTGGTGTGCCTTGCATATCATATACAGTTACTAAATTTTTTAGTAATGCATTTTCATTTAAAGTGAACTGAGCCGCTTGTGTTATATTTTCAAATAATTGACCGGCTGAGTTACCTGTATCTAGTTCGTTTGCCATTTTTATGTTCCTTTATAAAATGACTCCTAGTACTATTTTGACATACTAGAAGTAAACTTTCTCGTCTGTCCAACTGCGAACTTCTCTTTGTAAATTTTACGATGTTCAGGGTTAGTCATGTCGAGATCTGATAATTTAACATCTCTTGATGTTGTATGTGTTGCATTGCCTGTGCTACCACTTCCTGCTGGTTGTGAAGCTCTAAGGTATGCGTTCGCGTTGATAAATTCAGCTACAGCCTCTTCCACAGTTGTTGGTTCTGCTGTACTTGTATTATAACGCTGGTTGCCCTTTTCATCCAACACTTCAACTTGTCCTTGATCATTTAGTCTAACACTATTTTTCAATAGGTTTGCTACATGATCTGGATTCACAGCTTTATGCTTACTAGCCGCACTCAATAATGCGCCATCAATGTGAACTGTTTCCAGTTTCTTTTGCATCTCGGCCATCTTGGCATCGCTTTCAGCTTTTTGCTTTTGAAGTAATTGTTCAAATTGCTCTTTTTTAATCATTTGTTTCTCTTTGGCCTGCTCTGCCTGAGCTTTCAATGATTTGTACTCTTCAATATCAACGCCTTCGTATTTTCTTTCAGCCTGTTTCAGTCTGTTTGCGATTATACGATCAACATCTTCTTGTTTGAAAAGTTTCTCAGCCTGGTTTACTTGTTCTTCCTGAATTTGCTTTGTTTCTGTTGCTCCAGTAGCCTCAGCTTCAGTGTTCTCTATGATTTTTGTTTCTTCGTTCATATTACGATATCTCCCTTGCAAGGATAAAACTGATTTGGGGGTTATAGTTAACCATCAGTGTATTCTTATTTATTATTGGTTATCCTGTTCTGGATCACCATTTTCTTCGACCTTGGAACCAAAGAATGATTGCATCTCTGGATGTATATCAATGATCTGTTGATCACTGTATCCTTGATCAATCATCTTACGCATATGCATCACCATGTCTTCTACGCTTTCCATAGGTGGATGAGGCATATCTAAATCTAGTTCCATTTTTGGTGCCATACTATCAAGAATCTCTTGTAAATCACTTTCGTCAGTGATCATAAGCCTTGCTATTTCTTGATTCATATAACTTTGAAACTTTTCATTGGGAACTGTCTTGACTGCTTTATCAAACAGAGCCAATTCCTGATGTTTGTCTCTTAGGTCAAATTTCTTTTCATATGAGATGTAGAAGTCTGCATCTGGCGTTATACCTTG